TCGCTTCGATGTTCTCGGCTGGTGCTGTGGCGATTGACGATGAAGGTATCGTCAAGATCGTCTGCCGCGAATCTTAATTTAGGAGGCTGACATGGCTTATTCTTCAACTGGTTTTGCGACCATTGGCGCATCGAAGGCTGGCAATGCCCCGTCTTTGTATGCTTACTCAACAGCTGATGCTATCGCTGATATCAACACCAGCGGTTACTTCAACGCAGTTGCCAGCATCCTGAATGTTGGCGACGTTATTCTGGTTCGTTCTTCGACTGGCGGTACTCAAGCTCTGACGCTTGTTTATGTTGCAAGCAACGCCTCCGGTGTTGTTGATGTGACTGATGGTCTGACTATCACAGCAACTGATTCCGACTAAGTTTAGTTAGGATCATCCGGGGCCGCTGCCGAAGGAATTTGGTAGTGGCCCTTTATTACATGAGAGGTTCGTATGGCAGCAGGGGATACGGCAGTTGCTATTTGTTCTGACGCATTGATTTTGTTGGGCGCAAAGCCCATTTCGTCATTTAACGACGGAACAGACGAGGCAAACTCTTGTGATCGTCTGTACCCAGATGTTCGGGATATGACGCTCTCAATGTACCCTTGGTCATTTTCATACAAAAAAGTTCGTTTGGCTCGGCTGAGTAGTACGCCGGTAAGCGAATGGCGCTATGAGTATCAGTTGCCCGGCGATAGGCTTGGCAACCCTCGTGCTTTATTTGAAACATCAAATGCTTATGCCCGACCTGTAAAGGATTGGGAGATCATTGGCGACAAGCTGATGACGAACTACGAGGATGTCTACATCGACTACCCGTACCAAACGCCAGAGTTTTCGATGCCGCAATACTTTGTGCAGCTTTTAAAGTATATGATGGCTTGGCACTTGGCATATCCAATTACCGAACAAGAAGCAAAGACTGGGTACTGGCAGGGTGTAGCAATTGGTTCCCCATCTGAAAATGGCCGTGGTGGGTATATGCGGCAGGCAATGAATATCGACGCACAAGGTCAACCGCCTCAAGTCATTGAGGATTATTCACTTGTTGCAGTGAGATACTAATGGCGCGATTTATTGATTTCCAGACGAACTTTAGCACCGGGGAACTTGACCCGTTGCTACGCGCTCGTGTGGATATCCCGCAGTACGAGAATGCGCTGGCAAAGGCAACCAACGTCATCATCCAGCCGCAGGGTGGCGCTCGTCGCCGTCCCGGTACGAAGCATATTTTTGAACTCCCGAACTCAAGCACCCCGTCAGCAGCCAATGGCGTTCGACTGATTTCTTTTGAGTTTTCGGTTGATGACAGTTATATGCTCTGCTTTGTGGCTGGCCGTATGTATGTTGCCAAAGACGGCGCACAGATTACCAACATCAATGGTTCAGGCAATCCTTATTTAACGGTGTCGGCGATTACCGGCGCAATGCTGCCTTCGCTGTGCTGGACGCAATCGGCTGATACGCTGATCGTTGTCCACCCAGATTTGCAGCCCATCAAGATTGTGCGTGGCGCTACGGATGCAAGTTGGACTGCGACAACCATCACGTTTGCTTCCATCCCAAAATACGCATTTACACTTGCTGCGACAAATCCGGCGGCAACATTAACGCCATCGGCTGTAAGCGGCAATGTTACCTTGACGGCCAGTGCCTCAGTCTTTGTGGCTGGCAACGTAGACCAGTACATCAACGTATCGCCTCAAGGCCGCATACGAATTACTAAGTATGTCAGTGGCACAGTGGTTGAGGGGATTACTGAGTTTCCATTTTTTAACACGACGGTTGTTACTTCTGGCAACTGGGAGTTGGAGACTGGTTATGAGGATGTCTGGTCATCTGGCAAGGGCTGGCCGCGCAGTGTATCGTTCCATGAAGGTCGCTTGTATTTCGGCGGCTCTAAGTCACGCCCGTCTACGATCTGGGGCAGTAAGATTGCCTTGTTCTTTGACTTTAAGCCGACTGAGTTTTTGGACGATGATGCTGTTGAGGCTACCCTTGATACTAATCAGCTTAATATTATTGTTGATATTATCTCTGGTCGCGACTTGCAGGTCTTCACGACGGGGGGCGAGTTTTACGTTCCACAGCAAGGCACAGACCCGATTACTCCGCTGACCTTTACATTCAAGCAAGTTAGCCGCAATGGCGCAAAACCCGGCACACGAGTTGAGGCGCTGGAGTCTGGCTCGTTGTTTGTCCAAAGGCAGGGTAAGGCGCTAAATGAGTTCTTGTTTTCTGACACCCAGCTTACTTACGTTACGCAGCGCATATCGTTGCTGTCTGGTCATCTGTTAAAAAACCCTAGCAGAATATCTTTGCGTAGGGCAACCTCAACAGACGAGGGTGATCTGCTGTTGTTGGTTAATTCAACAGATGGTTCGATGGCAGTGTACTCTTTACTTCGGACGCAGCAAATCGTTGCCCCATCTGAATTTACAACCGATGGCGAGTTCTTGGATGTTAGTGTAGATGTCACGGAGATTTATACAATTGTTAAACGTGTATTTAACGGGACTGCTCGGTACTTTGTTGAACTATTTAGCACTGATCGCTTTACTGACTGTGCCTTTACTGGTGGTGTCGCAAGCACTGCTACTGGTTTACCGCACATTGCTAAGTCCTTAAATGTCATTTGCGATGGTGTCCCACAAGGCAATGAGACAGTAAGTGCTGGCGGCTCAGTAACTTTTGACCGGGCATCAACTACAAGCTATGAAGTCGGCTTGCCAATTACGGTGTATTTGAAGACGATGCCTGTTGAGGTTAAATTGCAGACAGGCTCTAGGGTTGGCTTTAAGAAAAGGATCGTTGAGGTCAATGCAATTGTTGACTCATCGCAACACTTAAACATTAACAACCAGCCTGTGCCATTTCAGAATTTGGATGGCCCGCTGCTTGATGTAGCTATTTCTCCGTTTACAGGCATCAAGAGATTAAACGGAATCCGTGGTTATAGCCGCGATGCAGTTATTGAGGTTACACAGACTTTGCCTCTCAAGATGACATTGCTTGGCCTTGAGTACAAAGTTGCTGTGAATCAGGGGACGTAAATGGTAGATAAAGTTAATCAACCACCGGCCAGTATTGAAGCTAGAGCATCTATGGGCGCTTATGCCCTTAGTGGTCTGGTTGCTGGTATTGGCGCGGCTTACACGCAGCAGGCGACAGGTTACTTCCAGCAAGCTGGCTATGCGGTTCAAGCACAAGAAAACCTGCGTATGGCAGGTCTGCGGGCCGATAAGATCGTAGAGTACGGCGAAGCTGCGTTTCAGCGCAACTTGATGAAGATCGAGTATGACACGATCAATTACAAGATTCAAGCAAACACCCAGCTTAACCAATTGCGCCGGACGAATGCGGCTATCTTGGCTCGTGGCTATGCCTCTGGTGTTGTGGCTACTCAAGGTTCAATTGCTGGCGTTCGTGGTGTCAACGTGCGCGAGGTATATCAGGATGTCGGCATTACGGACTTGAATGCTATGACGGCCAGAATCCTTGGGCTGGAAGATGCAACCGCTATGCTGAAGTCGTCTTATGACAGCGCGTTCTATGACCGCGAATCAGCCATATCTAATGCTCGCACCTTGCAGAAGACTGGAGATATTGCGGCGAAGAGTGGTGGCCTGCTGGCAAACGCACAACTTATGAAGTCGGCAACTGACTTTGCTCAGACGTTCCCGTCAAAAGGAATTAACTTGTTTGGTTCTAAAACGGAAAAATAAACATGGCTGATCCAGTTCAAAGATTAGAGTCTGGTCGGACGCAGTTAGCTGGCGTATCGTCGCTGCCGCAGCCAAACATGAACTTTGGTCAGCAACGGCCAGAGCTAGAGTTTCAGGCGCAGGCAGACGCTGCGACTAATCTTTCTCGCGTTTTGTCTAACTTGTCCAACAGTATGTTTGGGCAGGCTGAAAGACTTGCTGACGTAGCAGGCGCTGAGTTTGTCGCGCAAAACCCTGTTAGTGCGGAACAGCTTGCTGCAATGAGTCAAGGCAATGCCGGTAAGTTCAAGCAAGAATTTTCTTTAAATGCGTTTTCTGCTGCGGCGCAAAAGTTCCGTGCAAATGAATTGTCTGCCAATGCCGAAATAGAACTGATTAAAAAAGCCAATGAAATGCAGCAACGCATTGACCTTGGCCGAGATAAAGATGGTAATGCTTATGAGGTAGATACAAAGAAAATTGTTGAAGATTTTACGGCTATGACAAATGGCTGGAGTTCTTCGTTGGCACAAGTTAGTGCCGATGCCTCATATAAGTACCGGGCTACAGCCGCCACTCATACCAACAGACTAATTACTGCTGCCGCAAAAAAAGAAAGCCAACTAGCATTAACTAAAAACAAAGTAAAAATTGCATCAGATGTTGAAGATCAATACACAAATACCATTACCAAAATAATCCAAGCTGGCAATGTATATAGCGAAAAAGATCAACGTTACATAACAATCAATGAGCAGATAGCAGCGGAGCGTGATGCGCTGATTAGCCGGGCTTTGCCTTTGGGTGGTGCAGATGCTGCTCAATATGCGCTTGAGCGTTCTGATGCCATTGAAAAAGGTATTAAGCAGGGCATTTTAGAAGAGGCGGTTATCTCTCGCAGATCAGACATTGGCGGTGATTTGGTAACGCTGACAACCTTGATAAGAGAGCGTCGGCTTCCAGCAGATTTACAAAACGTCTGGGATAGCTTATCTATACCGCAGCAGAAAGAAGCCCGCGACAAAATGGTTGGTCAATACCAGCAGTTAATTGACAACAAGGCCAAGACACGAGAGTTCGATAAACAGGACAGCGTTGTTGCGGCGAATAGCCTTACATTGGAATACCTAAACAAAGACACGGATGAGACAAGGCGCGCGGCCATTATTAGCCAGATGCGGGAAATATCCTTAAAGTACCCAGAGGTGGTTAGCGCCAAGTCAATTGAAATTGATTTGCCAACGCTTCTTAAAAAGGAAGTTGAGGATGACTTTGTTAAAGTAGCAAAGCTTGAAGACTTGCTGCGTGGCAAAGAGCCGACTCTTAGAACAACAGAAGCTATCCTTGCATGGGCTACGTCTAATGGCATTAAGCCAACGACAGCCATTGAGATTGCTGGCCGTTACCTACCCAAAGATTTGAAGGCGCAGGATGCAATGGTTAAGGCGTTGGATGTCGAGTTCTTGATTCGCACCAAACAAATTGACCCGCTGACTAAACGCTCGATTCGCACACCGGAAGATGCCCGCAGGTCATACGAAGCAAGGGGCATGACTTTGGGTGATGCCCCAGATAACTTGGGCGCATTGCTTGCCGCAAAGCCAGAGGAGGGTGATGATGACCCGGCGGCAGTAGCTGCACTGGTTGACCAGATTGACAATGGGATTATTACTTCTGCTACTACTGTTGCTACTGCCGCCAAGGGCAAGCGCATTAAAGGCGATACTGTTATCAGTTTGG